TTGAAATGATGTATCGCGAAGCGCTGGGGATGTGACATGCACTGGATACTCAAGCCCTTTATGAAGTCCACCGCCTATGCTAAGTTGACTGGGTTGTATGAAGAAAAAGACCGCATCGAAGCGGCCATACAACGGGCCAAAAAGTCCAAGGCCAAAGTGTCTGACTTGTATGACATGGCCCAGCGAAACAACATCCAATGCTTGAAGTGGGAAAGATGGCTGACTTAGGACAACGCGGCCCATTGGGTCAGAAGAAACCCAAGGCCGAACGTGGCACAGCTAAGGCGCGGGCGCATCTTGCCCGCGTCAAACAACTTCCCTGCATCATCTGCTTGAAGCATGGGCCGAGCGATGCCCACCATGTGATCTGCGGGCGCTACGGGTCTGCTAAGGCCAGCGATATGGATGTGATACCACTTTGCAAGGCGCACCACCAAGACGGCCCAGATGCGATCCATAACGGCAAAGAATCGTGGGTTGAGAAATACGGCGAAGACCACAAATATTTGCCATTGGTGGATCAGTGGCTTCGTGGTATTTAAATCAGATCAGGCCCTGTGTGGGGTAGAAAAGGCAGGACACCACGGTCCATGCGCTCAGGGTGCAGATCACCCCCACAAATATTTGCCTTCGGTCGAACAGTGGTTGAAGTAATGCAAACGCATTACCCTATTCTGTCAATCGGGTCTAATGCGCGAAGCACTAGGCCGTCCACTTTATGGAAGGTCATGGACTGCAGCGCCCGTCTTCCGCCGTATCCCATGCTTGCCGCATAGGCGTCTGGCGGGCAAAAGGCGCGAAGACTCTCATGGCGCAGGGGGCCAATGTCCTTGGCCTGATCGTGGTGTATATGGCCCGTCAGGTAATGCCGATGGCGTGTGTCTGACCAGAATGGGCAAACATCCGACAGATAAAGCGCCATCTGCTGCGGTTTGCTTTTGTCGCCGTGATGAGCAAAAATGGCGCACTTGCCCCATTGCATCATGAACAGATCACGCGGGTTCTTTTCAATCGTAATCCGTGGTTCGTTACGATAGCGTTCAGCTAAAGAGAAAATAAGCGTCATGATGGAATGGGGATCGTGGTTGCCGCGCAACGCGCGCACATGAATGCGACCGTGTTTCTGCAAAAGGCGCAGAATCGTCTCAGAAATGATCTCTATGCCAACGTCGACTATCTCCCAGAACCGCCCAGCCATGTCAAGATTATGGCGTTTTGCAAAAGTCTCGCCTGTCGTGTCATCGCTGTGAAAGTAATCCCCGCCAATAATCAATATCGCTTGCTCGGCAGCAGGCGTAAGCGCCAGAACCTTGGCAAAAGCGTGCCTCATGTCTTTGGCCGCGTGGTCAAGGTCATAATCCTGCGATCCAGTTTCGCGGCCCCACGCCATCATTCCAACGTGGGCGTCCATCAGCGGATAGACAGCGCACAGATCGGCCATCACGCTTTCAGGTGCCACCACAGGCTCGGCAGGCACCATGCCCTCCAGCGCCTCTCGTATGCGCTCTGCAAAGGCTTCTGGTGGTTCGGCTTCGGGCCGCAGCATAAGCGAATAGCCAATCTCGCCGTCCTTCGGTGGAACCTTGGCCCATGCCAATGCGGGAACCATGCGCGTTCCAATGGCTTCCATGCCATTTTTGATTGCCGGGTCCAAACGATAATCTGTTCGAGCATCGGGCGTCATTCCGGCGCGGTCTAGCAGGCGCTTGAAACCGCGCTCTTCAAGGCCCATTTCCCGCGCTGCTTTGGCCACGCTGCCTGTGCGCTTAAAGGCTGCAACGGCTTCTGCTTGTTTGGGTGTCACTTGCTACACCCAGCGTCTATCTGTTGGATCAGTAAAGCGCCCGTGACCAGTGATTGCGGCCCACCATCCTCAACCAGTGCCGCCGCATGGGCCGTCCTGCTTTGCGCCGTGCCATCGCAGATCGCGCTAGTGCTTGGCGCGGTTGCGCAAGAACTCAATAGCAGCGTCAGCGTCAGGCACAGGCCCAACTGCATCGATCTTTTTGGAAGTGTCAGCATAGCTTTGCAATTCCTCGATCTTGGCTGTTTTCAGCCCGGACGCCCTGCCAGCGAACCAACCAGACATCACAGACAAGATTGCCGTGATGAGTTTCACCAGCGCAGTCCAAAACATTACCATTTTTCTTTTGCGGCCCAAAAAGCTGCGCTCATCTTTCCCTTTGCGATATTCTTGGCATGGCGGGCCATGAATGATGCCCGGCGCTTCTTGTCAGCCTCGCTCTCACCCTTCTTGGCGGGCGATCCGCTCACGCCCTGCTGGCCAAAGCGGATCGTCTTGATGGTGTCGCCTTCCTTGGCGACAACCACATGGCTTTTCGTCGGATGGTTTGGTGTGCGCTTAGGCTTGTTGTAGCCAGCCACACCCACTTTTTCCAACCGACTGTCTTTCATTTCTTCTTCGCCATCTTGGCAGGCTTTGCAGTCTTTGCAGATGCTACGAATGCTGCTTTGGTGGGCGCACCCTTGGTGCCGGGCTTGCGCATCTTTTCGCCAGAGCCAGCTTTGATGCGGGCCTTCTTGGCAGCGATATTTTTATAAAGACCGTCCATGTCAAACCGCCTTGCGCTTGGAGTAGATGGACCAGAACGCCACCACAAGCGTTGTGACGGCCCCACCAATCGTCATTGCGGTTTCAGAGTCCACCAGACCCTGCCCCACAAGATACCCGCCCAAGGCCGATACCAAGGCCCGCACGATGCCAGAAATTTCCTGAGCCGTCATTTTGCTATCCGTTCATGTTTGCAGATGATGATTTCCCGAACCAGCCCGGAACATAGAAGCCCGGACAAGCCTTCGCAGCATACTGATTATGCCCACTTACTTTTGCGATTTTGTAAATGGCCATGAGCCTTACGATCAGCGCGTGAAGCGCCGCGTCTTGCAGATCAGTGAAGTTGTCTGCGATCTTGTCATTCGCAGCTGATCCATGCCCACCAAATAAGCTGATCCCAATAGAGCCAACATTGTGTCCCATTGTGTGCGCCCCGACCTGATCAATCGGTCGGCCCTTCGCAACGGTGCCATCGCGGTCGATCAGGAAATGATAGCCAATGTCTTTCCAGCCGTGATCGTGCATATGCCAGCGCCGAACCTCTGCAACCTTTTCGCTGGTGGGTCGGCCAGCCATCCACTCTGGGCGGGTGGCCGTGCAGTGAACGATGATTTCGCTGATCGGTCTCATTGGCCGACCTTATCTTTGAGCGTCATCCAAACCGCGCCGCTGATGAACAGCAGCGTGGCTGTTGTCAGCATCTTTACAGTTGTCGCCCAGATCGCCTTCCGCGTCTCACGCCATGACGATAGCAAGCTGCGTATCTCATTGAGATCATCAGAAGCGCTATCGTCATGCAGTCCCAAATCCTCCAGCGCCTTCTTTGCGCCCTGAATGGCTGCACGGTTAAGCATCTCTTCAAGTTCCTGCGGGGTGATCTGGACGCTGCTCATGATTAAACCTCGATCTCTTTGACAGTCAGGCCCATCGCGGCCAGAGCGTCAAGGCCATCCATCCCGACAACAACACTAACACGGATTGTCGTTGCCTGTATTGGGTCTGACGTTGCATAGCCCTCAATTGGCCCTGACGCGATCAGATATTCGATGCCGTTAGAATCCAACCAGATCGGCGCTGTTTCTGCGTTGACGTTTGGATCAGTGTAGCCCGGGGGGCAGGCGATTGTTACGGTTTCCATCAATATGCTCCCGTTTTGTCATTGGTCCAATTTTGAGCGGATGTGATCTGGTTGTCGACTACACTTATTGCAGCAAAAATTGCTGAGTAAATGTTACCCTTCCAGAAGTTATTGTTTGCAAAGTTGTAATTACACCCAAGACGATTGTTTTGTGTGACCCATCCATTAAAATCTGTAGTAGAGCTTGTTGTTGCCAACCCATTAGCATTGACGCGCAAAACTGTTCTTGTAGCAGACAATACACGAGTTGCTGCATTCCCAAACGTGTTTCCTGTAAACGCAAGAAGACTACCAGATACCGTTGTAGAAGCTGTTAGAAATTGAGGCGCATATGTTGGGGCCGAACTGCCACGAATTTCTAGAGCAAAGCCAGGATAAGTTGGGGTTGAGGCCCCACCCTTACCAAAGGTCATTAGCGTTGTTTTGGATGTAGTTGAAAGTCTTTGCGCCCCAAAGCACAAGAACAATGGTTCAGTGCCAACAAGTGTCATAGAAGGGATAACCAAGTTATCATCCACACCATCATAAGATAGATACGGGCGTCCAGTGGCGTCGATCTGATACAATGGACGCTGGGCAAGTGTTGCCTGAGTTGCATGATAACCATTGCCAGACTTGTCTAGAATCCGCCCAACAGTTTGCCCCGCAGCCGTGACAGGCGTAGCACCAAGGTTGTCTTGGAACAGCGTTGTGATGTCAGACGGGTCATACCAATAACCAATAGTCCCTGCTGGAAACAGGTTTGTCGGTTGCCAGTTTGTATTTTCAACTGGGGCTTTGAAGACTTGCGAAAATACAGAATTGATTATTGGCATTTTACCCTCACAGACGATTAGGCCAAACGTCATATCCATTGATGGATGCAACAGCAGTCCCAGATGTATAACCGCCAGTTTTCACGCCAACTCGATAATAAGTCAAAATTGGGTCATACCCAACTTCTTCTGCTGGAACAGTGAATGATTTGACATCGCGCCATGTCGATCCATCCTCTGACCGCTGTGCCGTTACAGTTGCCACAAAGGTTCCAGATACTGAGATGTCAAAACTTCCAACGATCTGGATGGCGTTGGAAAACGTATTCTGTGCTGCTGCTGATACTGATGTTCTTGGCATTTTAGACCTCGATTGTTTTAGATGTTAGAGTCTTTTACTTGTAACACTTAGTGCATCACGCTGCGATTGCCCCAAATGTTTTCCATGTGCCGGGCGTTCCTAGCGTGACGCAAACCGCGCCAATGTTTCCTGCCGCGACTGGTGTGGTAAACATTGCACGGTCACCGACAGCCCAAGCCCCAGTGGTGGGAGCAGCATTGTAAGTCTGCGCTATAAGCCTGTCAGCTTCTCTTGTGCAGATGCGGGCTACCGCGAAACCACCAAGAGCTGCTGCGGTTTCGGAAACAAGCATATTGATGAAGCGATTATCAACTACTGGAACGGTATGGTTATTGTTAGCCGCGCCCATGCTGATGCCAATTGAGCAGTCTGTGAAGACATTTCCTTCGATCAGAGCAGCGCGGTTTGTTGTTTGGAAGTTGGCAAAATAAAGACCGTGGTAGAAGTTTACTACCGTGTTGTCTCTGATGTCATATATGTTCGATGCAAAACGAACATAAATACCAGCATTGTTTACAGAGACAGTTGTATTGTCAAAGCCACGGATACGATTATTAAGCACTCGCGTTACAAGCGTGGATGCTTGTGGGTCAATTACAATTGAACTCACACTTCCAGATGTTCTGTAGATGCGGTTGTCAACAATGTGATGACCAGCCACACCTGTAAGTGCAGCAGTATGGATTGCTTGGATGTCATTGCCTGCGCTGCTTACAATGGTGTTCCCCGACACTTCCATTAAGGCGCACTGTGTTCCCAAGCTAATTCCAGTTGACGCAGACCTTTGAATAAAGTTGTCACGCACAGTTGATGGGGTTGTAGGTGGGCTGGGCGCGTTTATGGTAATGCCGCCAACCCCACTTCCGTCTGTATTCCTGAAATCTAGGATTAGGTTGCCTTCGATCTGCTCGTTTCCACCCTGAACAAGATAGATTCCACCAGACAATGAATTGCTTGTTGCATACCCGTTATTGCTACAAACATTGTTCGAGACAAGGCGACCTGCGCTGGTCCCTTGCAAATAGATCCCAGTCCACAATGTGTTGCGGCAGATATTCCCATCAATGACTGTGCGTGGTCCATCTATGGATGTGTTGTTATATCCGACAACAATCCCGTGACGCCTCGAACCACCAGATGCAATTTCAGACCATGACCCACCTTGAGTGCAAGTTGATGGATCAAGCGTCACACAGATGTTGCCCGTAATGGCAATGTCGGCATTGTAGCCAAGCCCATCTAAGAACATCCCTTGGCTGTTGTTTGACAGGCAATAGTTCCCTTCGATCACAATGCGAGTCGATGAAGCGCTTGAGTAAAACAAAATGTCCGCAGCATTAGCTGCTGCACCTGCCGCGCCAGACCATGCGCCGTTGTAAATAATATTGTTTATGATGGTAATGTCAGCAGCCGCACCACGCGCCTGAACGCCAGACACAGCAACATCTGCAAGTTCCAACCAGTTGTCGCGCACTGTGACGTTCTTCTTGCCGTCAATGTAGACCGCATTCTGCTTGCTCCCGTCAAGATTGTTCCCAACAGGCATTTTGACGCGAATGCCACTTACCACGCAGTCGTGCCCAGCAACAAAGGCGTTCTTGCCCTGAACGGTTTGGCGGATTTGCGACTTGTATCCGTTGCCAGTTACTGTCGATCCATCAACCATCGTCAGATCATCAGTGATCAAATAGTAGTTGTTCGTCTCTGGGAAATAGACGCTCCCTGAATTTAGTGCTGCCTGAATGGCTGCGGTGTCATTTGTTACGCCATCGCCAACAGCGCCAAAGTCTTTGACTGAAACAATATCTTGCAGGCGAGAAGTCAGAACGCGGGTGACAGCCCCAGTATCGCCTTCGTTGTAGGTCATCTGGTCTGTGTTCGACGCAGTGGTTCCCGGCACAAAACCATAACCAACCGGGCTGTAGATCACCATTGCGCGGTTCTTATCACGCACAGTCACGGAGAACTGGCTGTTAGCGTAGATGATTGCCGGAGAGCCATTGCGCATCACATAGCCGTTCGACGTGCGCAGAGGCTGCGCTGCGGGCTGCGTCAGGGCTGCATCGTAGTAGACTGTGATTGGGTTTGTCTCTGGATTCAGGTTCGCTGTCCCGAAATACAGATAACCATTGTTCAGTGGCAGACCGCTCTTGTCGGTGAAGATCGGATAGGGCGGGGCAAGCTGCGTCAATGTCATTTGTGATCTCCTTGCGTGTCATTTAACACGAAAATGGGGTGTTTGGATAGCATCATTGCTGACCACCGATTGTCATGCGCCCGACCAGCGGAATACGCGGTCCGAGTTGTTCTTCTTGCGACAGCGCCGCACCTGCTCCAGCACCAACGCCAAGCGCAGACGGCATTCCGACGATCTGGGTTGGAGCCTTAGCGCCAGCCGTTGCCATCGTAGCGACCGCAGCGCCATATGGTTCACGGATTATCTTTCCCAAAGTGTTCTGAAGGATGAACTGACCAGCACCCGTCTTTGTAAATCCAGAGCCAAGGCGCTGGATCAATCCCGCCGCCGCATTTGCGCTGTTTGATGCGTTAACAGCAGTGCTTGTTGCTCTGGCCGCAACGTCGGCAAACTGCGTAATCGTGTCGCGCTCTGCTTTGGAGAACAACGTATTCACAACACCGGGGTTGTTCTTCAGCAAGTTTACCCACGCCTTCTTGAATGACAGACCAGAGACATTTTCCATGCCACCAGTTCCCACTTTTTCAAGCGTCTCTGTCAGCCTAAGAAATGCTTCCTGCCGCAGTCGATCCCACTGTTCAGTCGGCAGCTTTGCTTTGAGCGTCAGCAGATCACGCGGCAGTCCTGTCTTTGATGCAAGGCCGGATGCCGTCATGGTAAAAATAGCATTGGCAGCACTCTCTGGTGCGACCTTCAACTGGCGCGAGCCATCACGAACTGAAGTTTCAGTGAGAAGGTTAAGGATGCCGCCTTGGTCTTTCCATGTCTTCGCATAATCAGCGTAGTTGGTGATAGCATTGCGCCAAGCATCAACTGCCGTCTGATCGCCAATAAGAAGCTGGTTATCAACAGCGTTCTTTATGTTTGCGTCAACTGAACGGAGCACCGCACCCGCAGCGGCACCTTCAACATCTGGCACCCCAGCGCGTAGGTTGCTGACCTGAGTGCGCCACTGGTTCAACATCTTGATGTCGCCACCATTCGCCATGATCTCATCAAGGCGCAGAAGCAACTCGTCCATCTTTGGCGCAGTGGTTGGGCTGAATCCTTCGCGGTATGCAGATCGAGCAGTATCCGCAATGTTTAGCGCAGCAGTCGGTTCAATTGCCGCTGCCCCAGATGCACGGGCTTGCGCATACAAAGCATCCGACCTCGCCTTGTCACCAGCGCGTAGAGCAGCCAATGCCTCTTGTGCCAGACGGCCACCCTCACCCTTAGAAACTGGAACAGCGCCCGGCGCTAGGGCTTCCGTTATGCCTGTGACGTTCTCACGCAATGCCGTCTGCTGACCAGCGCGGAAAGTCTGCATTGTTTGCTCTGCGCTTTGGCCAAATGCTCCACTTGCCATTGCATCTTCGGCAAGCTGTTGCCCCTTGCTGCCCGTTAGCTGGCCTTGTGTCATAGGAACAGGCGTAGGTAGCCCCCTAGACATAGCCGTGACAGCAGCGGCCTCCGGAGCCACACCAGCCGTTACTTGCTTTTGTATTTGCGCAGCAACGCTTGCGGAAACTTGATCTGGGTCAAGGCCAGCATCCCGCACCATCTTTGCAGGGCCGGGCAAAAGCCTGCCATCTGGCCCCAAGACCTGTGTTGGCCCAAGGCGGCGGATTGTGTTGACCAGCGATCCGACAATGTTGATCAGCTTTTGACCAACAGCACCACCAGCCGCGCCAATCGGAATGTCTGTCACTTGATAGGGCGCACCAGACATCTGCGAACTAGCGGCCTCAATCAGACCAGCCTCAGTTGCACCGATAGTGGCAGCGCCCGCCAAGCCAGCCGTGGGCAATCCGACAGCAGCCAGACCCCTGCCAACTGGTGTAGCCATCCCCACGGCGCCAGCGACCTGCATAACATCGATCATGCCAAGGCCCGGCTCATTCGGGTAAAACCGCGTTAGTGCGCCAGTTTTCTTGCCGTTCTCTGACCTCGGCCACATTGCATACATCCGGCCAGACTCGTCTGTGCCAAATGTGGTTTCAGGTTCGATCTTAAGGATGCCGCTTTTTAGGCGATCTTCATTGCGCGTAGTCGCAAGCAAAGCAACCATGCGGGCTGATTCAGAAGCACTCAATCCAAGGTTAGCATCAACAGCAGAAGGAATGTTAGGATCGGCATCAGACCCAGTGATTGAGGTCCAAATCCTTGATGCAACGCTTGGCTTTTCAGCCTTTGATTGTGCTTCAGCAATTGCTGCTGCAAGTGCAATTGGGTCAAGGTCTGCCATTACTGCCCCGCCATGATTTCTTGATACTTAGTCCATGCTGTTTCTTGCTGTGCTGGGTCAAGCGCTTTAATTCTTGGGTCTGCTAGGAATGCTGCTTTTGCATCGGTGGGCGCTGGCGCTGCGGTAGTTTCAGTTGTCTTCGGCGCTTTAAATCCGGCAAGAGGATTTGGAATTTCCATAAGTGCCTTGCGGCCTTCTTCGCGTGTCAGAACGCCATCCATCACCTTTCCGGCAATAAGAGATGCTGCAACATCGTATTCATTGATGCCACGGATAGTATCAATGATCAGCTTGTTGCCACCCGGCTGGTTAATCAACGAAGGTAATGAGGACTTGAATAGGTTAACATCTCTATCCGTCATTGTGCCAGAACCTGCTTCCCGCTGCGCAGGAACAAGCTGGTTGATTGCGGCATTAGCTGCTTGGATGTCACTCAACCCAGCGGTGTCTATACCATATTGGCCAAGGAATGATTTGAACTGTGCGCCAAGACCTGTCTCAACACCGCTCAAAAGAGTTTCAAGATTGTCTAACTGAGCAAGAGAGCGTGAAGCAGAAACACCCTGATCAATCAAGCCGCTGAATGTTGCAGCCGCTTTTTCTCCAGCAGCTTTTGCAAATGAGGTCTCTTGGTCGCCGATTTGCACCAACGGGCCTTTGTCGCCACCAGTAGCCATAAATTTTTGATACTCAGGCGTTCCGGGCTTAAAGCCAGCAGCTTCTGCACGAAGTCCCAGCGTTTGAAACCCTTCAGGAGTTTTTGCAGGAGTCAGCCCAAGGCTTTCATTGATTGTCTTGATGTATTCCGGCCCTTTCAGGCCCATCAAAGTCATCGCTGATGTTGTCTTTAGCTGCGCCATTGCGCCTTCTGGATTTTGGTCCAGTTGATCCAATGCTGCCCTGTATGCTGGAACCATTGTCTGATCGCCAGAATTCAGTGCCGCATCAAGATTAGTTTGAAGGATGTTTCGTGTTGCCTCAACATTGCCAGACGCAGTGGTGGCATACATGTTTTGAGTGGTTTGGAGCAATGCCGCAGATTGCGGCTCCGTAATCATAGTTTTTAGGTTGTTCAGATCATCACGGATTGCTGGGTTTGCCACCCATGCCTTCATGTAATCCTCTGCCGTTGCAGCCGCGCCTAAGCCTGCCAGCCGCGCCAGTTCAGCCTGTCCAGCCTGTGCATCAGCCACGGCTTTGTCAGCCGCTGCTCGTTGAGCCTGCAAGGCGCTTTGTTGATCTGCGAACTGCTGTTGTGCCATAGACATGTTTTGCTGATTGATCTGCATTGCCTGCTGATCCGCAAGATCAGTGCGGGCAAACTTCAGGCCCTTCATGTATTCATCAATGGGGTTTTTTACGTCTAGGATGTAGTTAATCGGTTCCATTTAGAATCCATTCCTACTTGCTTGGCTCATCACTGGCTGCTGATAGCCAGCCGATTGGCCGAAAATGTTTCCAATACCACCGATTAGATTTCCAAACGCAGCCCCAGCCGCAAGCGTTCCACCAGCCTGTGCCGCGCCTTGCTGGGCCAGAAGGTTGCCAACATTAACGCCTGTCTGCATCCCAGAAGTCCCAACACCAGTTGCAGCGTTTTGACCTGCGGTAGCTAGTCCACCAAGGCGATTGTATTGCTGCTCGATCAGTGAAGACAAAACCTGCGGGCGGAACTGAGCCAAAGCCCCTTGCACATTCCCACCCCGCAGGCCACCCGTAGCAGCTGCACTTTGCAAGATGCCTTGTTCACCCTGCTGAACCAACGCATTGAACTCTGGCCCTTGCTGCAAGGCATTGATTGCGGCCTGTTGTGCTTCTGCACCAGATACACCAGCCAGCGCTAGTTGATTAGACAAAGCACCTGTGCCAGCCTCGACGTAGGGCTTCAACAATGCTTGCATCGCATCAAACTGGCGGCGCTGTTCCTCAATGCCCTGTTGGGCAGCTGCGCTTTGTTGGTTTGATGCTCTTTTGGCTGCATTGGATTGCACAACAGCGCTTCCGACACTTCCACCAATCATGGCAACCATAGGATTAGGCATTGGCGAACTCCTTTTCGTAATCTTCGGCGGTCTCGCCATAAAGCGACATGACAACAGGTGCCAACGTCACAGCCGCATCGTAGCCATGACACAACTGGACCACCCAAAGGACCAGATCATAATAGCCAGCCCGCCACATGTAGCTGCGGGCATCAGCCGCGCCTGCACGCTCCACGATGTCGGAAGCCTGCCACTTCAAAAGCTGCACGGCGACAACTGGCAGAAGTTGTTGCGCGTGTGCCATAAAGAATGCGTTAGAAGGCAAACCGACCAGCAAATGATGCAATGCTCGATCAAATGCACCGCGACTAACGGCATCGCCATCAGCAACATCATCCAAGAACTGGATTGCGTCCCACATGCCCATCAACCAATGAGAAGCATCGTCTGGGATGGCCAGTGTCTCAATCAGGTGATGTTCTAGGATTCCACGCATTGGCCGTCCCTTGTCAGAACTTGCCTGCTGGTGGGCCAATGTCTCAGCCCGCGCAGTATCGCAGATAATGGGCTTTTGGGCAAGGTTTGTCATTTGAGTGCATACCGCTGTTGAATTGCTCGCGGATCGTAGAGCGAAAGCGGATCAACTGGCTTGGGATATAGATCGGCCAAAGTCTTGGCTGGCTGAAACCCACGCGCAAAGTCGCCCTGCGCTGGTGCAACTTCCATAGGCTGTGGGCTTTTTGAAACCATGCCCATGATGCGATCAACATAGGCTTGCGTTTCTGGGAATGGCGGAATGCCACCGTATTTTCTGACATTGCCCGGACCCGCATTATACGCAGCGAGTGCCAGTGTTGGATCACCGAAACGATCCAATTGTTGCTTCAAATATCGCGCACCACCGCGAAGGTTCTGCATGGGATCTGTTGGATCAACGCCCAGATCGCTTGCAGTGCCGGGCATCAACTGCGTTAGACCAATCGCACCCGCCGACGATGTGGCGTTTGGATCAAATGAACTCTCAGCCTCGACCAGCCGGATGAACAGGTCGGGGTCAACGCCTTCTTCAACTGCGATCTGGCTGGCAAGGCTGCGATAGTCCATTTACTCGTCCTCTTCCCAAGCCTGACAGACGCGCAGATTGTGGCAGATAAAGTCAAACTTCTCGCAATAGCCTCGGCCACCGCCATCCATGTCGAATTTATCCAGCGGGATGCTTTCCATCTTGGCTTGCATCATGGGATCGTTTTGGAAGTATTCGCAGTTGGCGCAGAGACGGCGACGAGCTTCTTTCTCGCTCATGTCCCAAGCTGCCGCGACACCCTTCCAGAACGGGCCATTGGCCGATGGTTCGACCGATGCATTTTCCGGCCCCAGCTTCCACTCGTCGATCACGACTTGGCGGTTCTTGCGGTTCTCGGATGTCGAAACGATTTTCTGCTTCGGCAAGCCAAACTCAATCATCATGTCGTCCATTACGAAATCTCCCTTCCAGAAGCGCGAATTGTCAGAGACGTTGCCGCAGAGGCAAGCGTTGATATGAACTGCCCAGCTTCCAAGACTTGACCGACCAGTTCAGGGCAGGTGTAGGTTTCGCTCACAGCGATGGCCCGTGTCTTGATGATTAAGTTGCTATCACCAGCAGATCCGCTGGCGTTGATAAGGTTTACCGAAAAGTTCACGCTCCCGGCGGAAGTGTTCGTCACTGTGAACTTGTCGATAATCGCCTTGACACCAGTTGCTGTATATTGCGCCGTCTGGCTGCTCTCGGCCTGCTTTGGCGGTATTAGGTTGACGGGTGTGACTGCCATGTTGTTTCCTTAGACGATGCTTGTGATAATACCGTTCACAACGGTAACTGTTTGGATGCCCGCAAGAAATGAACCAGATGCGCCGACAACGGGTAACCAAGCCCCCAATGTCGCATTATAAACCAAAATTGACCCATTGGCTGCACCAAATGCGCGGACATCTTGTAGGCGATCAATCCGCTGTTCGCTTGGTGCTGGGCCAGTTGCCACTAGATCGGCGGTCTCTTGCGCTGCGGCTGCATCAGCCAACGCCGTTGAAGCCGTGATCTGTGCTGCGTTTGCACTAACCTGCGCTGCGATTGCATCCGATAAGGCAACTTCAGCTTTGTTGTCAGATGCGCCAGTGGCGTAGCTGTTGTCAGTGATCAGTTGCGTCAGCGTATTGATTTCGGTTGGCGTTAGATCATTTGCGACGATGAACAAACGTTCCAGCGCCTTAATCATAGCCGGATCATCACCGACAAGTCGGGCGATCTGGTTGCGCGTTGGGATGGTATTGTCAGCCATTAGAATGCCAGCGGTTCAATCCGCGCCTCCAGTGCTGCAACGGCCATGTGAGCGTCAGAGGTGCCACGGAAACGCTGCATACGCATATTCCTCATGTTCCCCTGCTGGAACCAGACTAGGCGCTTGTTGCGCTGTCCTATGGTCCCTGCGCTGATGCCCTTCTCAACGCTCCATGTGATGCCGTCGACCGAATACTGCGTCCAGATCGTGGGATCGACACCGAATGCCGTTGAGCCTGTCAGGCTGACCAGTTCCATGTCGTGGAACAAAGCGCCATTGCCCGCGTTGTAGACGATCAGCGTCCCAAATTCCCAGCCAATGGTTTCGCCCCAGTGGGTGCTGATGTTATCGACAAGATAGCCAAATTGGGTAGTTGTGGGATGCGCCACGTTCCAGCGGTCATAGCACCAGATGCACTCGGTTGCATTCCAGATGTCCTCATCCACAACTGTAGAGGAAAGCATGAACCAGACGGGCATAGACAGCGCGGTTGACGCAGCGCCATCAAACACAAACGTGTGGCGCGGCAGGTGAACGATCAGGTGCTGGTGCGCCCGGTCAATCTTTTCTTCGATGTAGGATATACTCAACTCGGCTTCGGTATATTCCTGCAAAACTTCTTCAATCTCGCGGGTGGAAATCTTCTGCGCGTTTCCATTGGCCCCAAGATAGATTGCTGGTGCCTCATTCCGACCGCCGCCGATAAACGCAATGGCATCCATGAACACACAGCAGGCAAAAGTTCCGACTGTGCCTTTTTGAATTTGCGCACCAGTTACACGTTGGAATGGAAAGCCAGCCGTGCCTACGTTGTCGAATACCTCGATGGTGTAGCGGTTCAGCGCATAGATTTCGTTCCGCAGTTTCAAGATGGCTTTGATCGGGTCTGGGTCAACTTCAGACGAACCATATTTCAGCGGGTTTACAGAGAACGGGTCATTCAATTCTGTGATGACAAGAAACTCGCCGTCTGTGGTCATGTAGTAACCATCGACCCAAACCACATCAAGAGCCACACCCAGATCGGGATCGGTCACTTGGGTCAGCGTTGTGCCGTCATAAAGATAAAGCCGACCGCCCGATGTCACGGCCAGATAGGTAAATCCGTAGTCAAACATGACACGGCCACCAGCCCCAACATCGCCAATCACGGTCACGACATTAACCGATGAAATGGAAACCAGCTTGGTCCCCATAACTCGGTAGAGTTCGCCGTTCCAGTTAATGGCCCCGCGACTGATGCCGGGGCCAGTGCCTAGTTCAACAATCCCTTCGCCGGGCCGCAGATAGCCTTTCGAAATCCCATTCTCTTTAGGAACAGGAACCATGTTTTTCGGATATGATGTCCGAAAATTTGGCGATCCGTCTGCGTAGATGCCCGACAAAATTGCGATTTGCATCAACTACCTCAGAAGCTGACGTGAAGTTTGAATGCCTCAAGGCGCATCAGGTTGTTTGCTGTGGCAGGTTGGCAGGTGATTGCAAACACTTGGTCAACAGTCGCATCAACAGATAGCGTGACGTTTGCGCCAGTTGATAATCCATGACCGACAGCAGAAGCAGAGTTTGTGATGATCTGCGACGAGCCACGGTTGCACATGAGTTTTTGAACGCAAGCGCTGGCGTTGCTTGCTGCCGCTGCGGAAAGAATCGTTCCGCCACCAAACGTCATGCCAAGCGTTTTCACTGTTGCGTTGTTTGTAAGCGTGAACAGCGCATCAATTTCCATGCCACCGCCAACACCCATCGACCAGCCCGGAACAGTCACAGACGCCAGCGTGACGACCGTATCAGCGACAGCAACAGTCGGAGTGCCAAGGCCCAAGACGTAAGGCAGGTTGATCGTGATCTTGACGCCCGTTGTGTCAGCATCTAGCGCAGTTACAGCATAAAGGCCATTCACACCAGTGCCTGTCGCCCATGTCACATAGACGCTTGCACCGACAGCGATAGCCGCTGTCAGACCATGTGCGCCTGCGCTGACGAGGCGAACCAGACCAGCGTTGGTTTCATAAGTCAGCGTGGCAAAGGTTGCAGCGGGTTCGACCAATCCGATAGGCGCGATCTGCCCAATCAAAAGCGCTGGGAAACTGCGCAGCATTGGCTGGGTTCCAACGTCATACTCAACCGTCGAGTAATAGTTGGTGATGGTTGCGATGCGGTCGCCCGTGTATGGGCCAAAACTTTGGGCGCGGTTAGACAGCGCGACCAGAGTGTTGTTGACGCTCACAAACGATTGTTGGTTGCCAGTGCTGCCAACGCTTAGGGTCTGGCCGACCGGGATGATAATGTCTGTCGAGGTAACGACTGACGCCGGATAGATGAACGTGGACATTTTGCTTTCCTTTACACTCGATACCAAGCAGCCGTCACCGCGTCATAGCGCATGGTGAAGAATGCGTTTTGCGCCAGAGTCGTCGGCGCACCCGTAACTGTTGCTCCATTCCCGCTGACCGTCAAAGCTGTGATGGCCTGCGTTGTGTTGATGCTGACCTCGGCCTTGTCGGTCGGGCTTGCGGGCAGCACAATCGTGCCAGCAGCGAACGCGCCCGTGGGCGTCAACAGAAGCCATGTATTGACCAGAGCGATGGTCACAGAGAACGCAGTTGCGCTTGGGGCGGCATACTGGGTGGTCAGACTGCCGGGCTGCACCAGCGCCGTCTGTAGGTAGTCTGTGAGTAAGGTGAGAGAAGCCTTGCGGCTGTCCCCATTGTCAGTGGCCCAGACAACGATCAGATCGCCGCCCTGAAGTGTTTGTGTAGACGAAAGCTGATTGATGTTAGCCATGATTCACTCCAGATCAAGAATGCCATCAGAGCCAACCGTCAAAGGATCGGTAGGCTGACGCAAATAGGGGTCATTGTAATAGCGCCAGCCCTTGTTGCCAGCACCCGATGGAACGGTTTGATTGCCAATCTGCATTTCAATCGGCAGCGCCGACCGACCAAGCAACTGGTTGTAAGCATACTTTGCAGCGGCCTTGGTCTCTGGGCTGACGGTCTTGCCGTAGCCACTGGAGATCCGAATAG